AGTAAGCATCATTGACGAAAGCCAATACTTACCAGGCGCAACAGCATCAATCCCGTTCTTCTTGTTAGCAACAGCACAAGACAAAGCGGATCCAACATCAACTGCAACAGCGGCGGCAACAACGTCTGCGAATGCAGGTAAATTATACAGAGTCACTTCTCAACGTGATCTTGTTTCTTTATACGGTAACCCATTCTTTTACACAGCATCAAACGGTACTCCGTTACAGGGCTATGAATTAAATGAATATGGATTACTAGCGGCATACTCTGCACTTGGTATTTCAAATCAAGTATTTGTTTTAAGAGCAGATGTCGATCTAGCAAGTTTAGTAGGATCAACAGGTCGTCCAACAGGAGCACCAACAAATGATTCTTACTGGTTAAACACAACTTCTTCTACATGGGGAATTAATGAGTTTAATGAAACTACTGGCGTATTTACATCGAAGACACCAATAGTTATTTCTGATGCGGCATTAGTATCAGTAGGTACACCTCTTACATCAGTAGGAAACATCGGTGACTATGCAGTTGTTGCGATTCCTAATTATAGAAATCCTAACAATGCAAATGCTCCCTCATATTGGTACAAAAATAGTGCTAATACTTGGGTAAGTGTAGATTCACCTGAATGGATGTTCTCGTGGCCAACATTAACAGCGCCTACTTCTAATCCTACTTTGACTCAAGGTGATACTATTAATTTAATTATTAACAGCACAAACCTTGCAACTCTTACAGTAGCGGCGGCTCCGAATAACACAATTACTCAGTTAGCGGCAGATATTAATGCATTAGGCTTTAACTATGTGTCAGCGGCAGTAGTTAATAATAAACTTGAAATCTATTCTGCACAAACAGGTGGAGATAATGCTAGTAATCCAAATTTCTTTATTAGATTAACTGGAGCAACTGGAACAATCTTTACAGACTTAGGTTTCACAGGATCTACAGTAACTGGATTTCAACCAAGAGGATTCTGGGGCACATCTGCTCAACAACCATTATGGCAATCAGGACAAGCAGAGCCGGCTCCAACTGGGTCTGTATGGATCAAGGTTAACGGAACAGGATTACAACCAGTAATTTCTCAATATGATTCAGTAGCGGCATCTTACACATCTAAAACACCAACATTTGCAACTTCTGATTGGAGTCAAATCTATTCAGCAGACACAACAGGTGGACAAGCAATAGCGGCAGGTAGTGTTTATGCACAATATAACTTTGACGGTGAATATGAAGGAGCACCAGTTTATTACTTCTATAGAGCGGCAACAGGCGCTACAGTAATTAACGGTACAAACACTGCACCAGACTTTCAAGCAGGTCCTTATGTAGCAAGAGTTCAAATTTCAACTCCTGGCTCAACAACATTAAGTAGCCCTTATCCATTCAACTTAGCAGATGCAACAGATGCATCTGACTTTGTAACTGCATGGTCAGCGGCGAACATACCTTACACAAGTGCATCAGTTAATGATGACGGTTCTATTCAACTACAACACACTTCAGGTGGAGTTATAGTTTTAGATGAATACAGCAGTGTAAACGGTGTTTCAACTGGAGTATTTACAGAAGCAGGTTTTACAACAGCAACAACAGGTTGTAAAATAGGCCCATTCAGAGATGACATTGAATTCTCAGTAACTCAAACTGCTACAACAGGTTCTGGTACAGCATTACAAATTAAAGTAACTAATGACTACGGTAATTATGACTTTGATCCTGATGCAGTAGTAAACGGTGGTAGTGGACACGCAGTAGGCGATGTTGTTACTTTCTCAGGTGCAGACATGGGAGGAGCAACTCCAGGAAACGACTTAAAAGTCACAGTTTCTAGTGTTACAGCCGGTGTTGTTACATCTTATACATGGAATTCAGGTAAAGGCGTAGATATGTTTACGACTCAATTATCTAACTGGAGAGAATTCTCATTAACAACAAGTGGAGCAAACTCATTAACAGCAAATGAAGGTGCACCAACAGCAATACCAACTAACTTTACTAACTGGTTCTATTCTTCAACTGATCAAGTAGACATTATGATGAATTATAACGGTGCTTGGAAAGGTTATAAATCACAAGGATATGATTCAAACGGATTACCTAGTCCAGCAGTCGCAAACGCAACTGATCCTAAAGGACCAATTGTAAGTGCAACTGAGCCGACTACACAATCTGATTTAACAGCATTAGTATATGGTGATCTTTGGTTAGACACTACAGACTTAGAAACTTACCCAAATCTTTATAGATGGCAGTCAGTTCCAGCAGTAGGTGGCGGTAGTGCTACTGATAAGTGGGTCTTAATCGACAACACTGATCAAACTACACCAGCTGGTATCTTATTTAAAGATGCACGTTGGGCAACTAACGGAACAACTAATCCAGCAAATGATCCGATACCAAGTATTGCATCATTACTAGCAAGTGATTACTTAGACGTTGATGCTCCTTCATCATCAAATTACCCACAAGGTATGTTGATGTGGAACACAAGACGTAACTCATACAATGTTAAACAGTATCGTGTAAATTACTTTAATGCTGATAGATTCCCAACTGCTTCTTTACCAACACAAAAAGATGCATGGGTAACTGCTTCAGGTGATCAAGCAAACGGTGCAATGTACGCAGGTCGTAAAGCACAAAGAGCAATGGTAACTAAAGCATTACGTTCAGCAATTGACACTAACGTTGCAATTAGAGACGAAGATAACTACTTCAACTTACAAGCAACTCCAGGTTATCCTGAACTACAGCCTAACATGGTAGCATTGAACTCTGATAGAGGCGAAACTTCTTACATCGTTGGTGATACACCAATGAGATTAAAAGACGATGCAACTGAAATTCAAGCATGGGCAACTAACACTGCAGGCGCAGTAACAACAGGTGAAGATGGACTTGTAACTAGAAATACTTACATGGGTCTATTCTATCCATCAGGTATCACTAGTGATCTATCTGGTAACTTAGTTGCTGTACCATCATCACACATGATGACAAGAACAATGTTGCGTAATGATAATATTGCTTATCCTTGGTTAGCTCCAGCAGGAACTAGACGTGGTATTATTGATAATGCTACAAGCATTGGTTACATTGATGCAGAAGGAGAATTCAACTCAATCAGAACACGTATTGGTATTAGAGATGTGTTATACACTAACTTTATTAACCCAATGGTATTCTTCACAGGTAATGGATTATTGAACTATGGTAACAAAACTTCATTCAATTCATCATCTGCGTTAGATAGAGTAAACGTAGCACGTTTAATTGCTTACATACGTAGACAATTGATCTTAGCCGCGAGACCATTCGTATTTGAACCTAATGACCCACAAACAAGAAAGTCTATTAAAGCAGTAGTAGAAACATTGTTCCAGGATCTAGTTTCAAAACGTGGATTATATGACTACTCAGTAGTCTGTGATGATTCTAACAACACTCCAGCAAGAATTGATCGAAATGAACTTTGGATTGACATAGCAGTAGAGCCCGTGAAAGCCGCTGAGTTTATCTACGTTCCAGTCAGAATATTCAACACTGGTGAGTTATCAGGATCGTAAAAAGATATTAAGTGAGGCTTCGGCCTCACTGAATTAAAAAGATAAATATATATTAAGATATATTAAAACAGGAGATTAACAATGGCAACAGCCTCAGATACATTAGCAAAACTTTCGGTTCAACCTGAGGGAGGCGCTAACCAAAACTTGTTGATGCCAAAACTTCAATATAGATTCCGTGTGAACTTTATTAATTTTGGTTTTGACGATGATTCTTCACTTATACTTACAAGACAAGTCGTAGATTGTGCGAGACCACAAGTTCAGTTTGATGAAATCACTATGAACGTGTATAACTCACGTGTCTATCTTGCTGGTAAGCACACATGGCAAACACTTGCTATCAACGTCAGAGATGATGCTTCTGGTAATGTATCAAAAGCAGTTGGTGCTCAGTTACAACGTCAATTAGATTTCTACGAGCAGTCTTCAGCGGCAGCAGGTGGAGATTATAAATTCCAAACTGAAATTCAAATCTTAGACGGTGGTAACGGTATCAATACACCAACAGTATTAGAAAACTGGTCATTAGCAGGTTGTTTCTTACAACAAGCAAACTATCAGCAACTTAACTATGGTACATCTGATGCAGTGACTATTGCTATGACTTTACGTTACGATAACGCAATCCAGACAAATGCTGGTGGAGATATCAACGGCGTACCGGGAGCAGGTGTAGGACAATCAGGTCTACAAACATTCCCAGGTGGCGGCAACTCAACATAAGAATCATTTTAGATTTAAATAAAGAAACTGGTTTCGGCCAGTTTTTTTATGGACTTACAGGATAGATAAATACTATTATGTCTCAGACAGCAAAAGATTTTTTACAGCAAACCGGTCAGGGTATATTAGATGCACTTACGGGTAGAGTATACTTACGTGATTGGCAACATGCGGCCAAGACGTTCTTACCTGGTGGGCAAGGTAACGCAGGTAAAGTTAAGTTTACCTTTCATACTTACTTTTCTATTAACGAACAAGCATATTCTCCGCCGACAGGAGAAAACTATGGACTGTTAGTTAAATCAGTTAAACTACCTACGTTTAATATAGACGTACAAGAAATGAATCAGTACAATAGAAAACGATTGATTCAATCAAAAATTAAATATCAACCAATTGATATTACATTCCATGATGATAACGCATCACAGATTACTGCATTGTGGGACGCATACTATAGATATAACTATGCAGATGCATGGAACCCTACTGTTGATCCTTTTTCAGGTTCTACAGCAATAAAGAATTTTAATAGACGTAATATTTACGATCCATCAATATCAGGTGATATTGAATATGGTTATAGGGGAGATGCTAGAGGTCAAGGCGGTGCAGATGCTAGAGAAGTACAAGGAGAAAAAGTTCCTTTCTTTAATAACATTACAATATACGGCATGTGGGCAGGAAACTTTATTGCATATACTTTAATTAATCCTGTCATTACTACAATGGACCACGATACATATGATTATGCTGACGGTGGCGGCACAATGCAGAATAGAATGACTATCAACTATGAAACTGTAGTTTACAATTCAGGTAAAATTGATGACGAAGAAGCAGGGTCATTAGTTACTGGCTTCAAAGAAGATGCAAATTATGATAATGCAACAAGTCCTTTAGAACAAGGAGGAAACAATCCAGTAGATATTTTCAAAGATATGAAAGGTTTTGTTGATGGAGATCTCAATAGAGATGATATTCAGGCAGCATATGAACTTTATAAAAATAGTGATAATATAGTAGACAGTGCAAAGAAAGCAATTAAAGATGCGGCAAAAGAAGCAGTGATGAATAAACTATTTGGTGGAGGGGAAACAGATACGTCAGCACTATTCCCAACTGATGCGGCAACTCCTGCAATGATCAACATTGCTAATCAAGGTATTGTAACTGCCGCAAACAATAACAAGACTACTGTACCCCAATCAGCAGACGACGGTACTGCAATAGCAGATGCTGTAAATGCTGGAAAGCAAACAGGCGGACTTGCATAATGGCATTACAAATAACAGAAAGAGAAAACACATTAGAAGTATTTGATACTTTTTATGCAGAATCATTAACTATAAACTCAGGAGAATGGGACGCAGTTTATTCTTATTTTTTAGGTGTACTTAAAGGTAATTCTGAAAATGAAAGAACTAAAAAAACAGCGGCTCAATTTGCAACTGTTTTGTTTAGAATTGCACAGGAAACTGGAACAAACATTAATATCTTTATGGATTACTTTAGAACTAATGCAGAGACTTCAGTTCAAGTAAACACAGAAATGGCTTTTTATCTCAATTTATTAAAGTCAAAAACAGCATTGTACGGAGTATCAAACGTTCCCACTCCTAATCAAGCCGTACAACGTAACATATTACCTTAAGGTTAATCAATGCCTCGTAGAAAAAAATACGCACAGGGTATCTATACTGTAAAAAATCAACACAAGTATGTAGGTAAAGGCAAGCCTAAATATCGATCTGGTTGGGAACTTACATTTATGATTTTTTGTGATACAAATGACAAGATAATCAAATGGGCAAGTGAATCAATAGTTATCCCTTATATGCATCCTTTTAAAGGCAAACGTACTAATTATATACCAGACTTTTTTATTGTTTACCAAGATAAGTTTGGTGTAACTAAAGCAGAATTAATAGAAATTAAACCTAAAGCAGAAAGTATTATAACAGAAAAAGTTAAAAATGCAAGACAACAAGCAGTCATTGCAATCAATCATGCTAAATGGCATTCAGCAAAAGCATTTTGCAAAGCACAAGGTATTAAATTTAGAGTAGTTACAGAAGACGATCTTTTCTATAACGGAAGTAGAAAGTAACTAAATAGATATATGACAAAGAAACTTGAAGAATTATTTGATATCGCATCCAGTGATGAAAACGAACTGAATGAGCCTATTCCAGGTGTAGCACAAGAAGTTACTAAAGAAGCATTAAGTAATTTAGAAAAGATTGAAACTGCTTTACCTACAGTCAGAGGACTAGAAGCATCTGATAGAGAGATG